TCGAAGACGCATAAGAAACAGGAGCAGGAAATGAGTAACTTTACACCGGTAGAGCCGGACCAGATCAAGAAGGACAACGTGTAATGGCTACTACACAAAGTTTGTTAAATAAGGTCCTCATCGGGCTCAGGCAGTCGCAGATTGCTGATACCTCTACAACGGATGCCTATGAGCTTCTGTTGCTTCAGTTCTTGAATAACGCCAAGGAAGAGGTTGAAGAATCCTGGGATTGGTATGCTCTGCGCGCAACCGTAACGGTTACACTCGCTCAAGGCACATCAGAATATACGCTAACGAGTGCCGGCGACGCTGACGTCGATACGACGGAGCGCTCCAAGCTGCTATATGAGAAGTCTCAAGCACTGGCCGGTGGCTTCGAGTCAACTACCCGCGGCTTCGGCGCACAACCGCAAGTCTGGGACGTGACCAACTCGAGCGAACAACGTATGACCGAGGTATCGCAGGAACAGATGGAACGCCTGCACTTCACGGACGACGACGAGCAGTCGATGCCCACGCACTTCGCTATTTACTCTGATGGCACGAGCCTGAAGATGAAGTTCTATCCTATCCCGGAGAAGGTCCGCACGATCAAGGCGCGTATCTTCAATCCGCAAGCCGAGTTAAGCTCCACTGATCTCACGACTGTCCTCACCGTGCCTGTGCGCCCTGTATGGACCAAGGCACTGTGGAAGGCTAATGAGGAACGTGGTGAAGAGGTTGCGCGCCCGAATGGCCCTAATGAATCCGATGCAGACGATGCTTTGGCAGTAGCCATCGCTCGTGAACAGACGGTTGATGACATAACGGGGCGCCCCGAGTGAGCCAACTATCACCGATTACACTGGTAGCTCCAGGCTCCAAAGGCTTGAATCTCGAGAAGGAGAATAACCTTCTGGGACCAGAGTGGGCCACGCAAGCCGGTAACTGCATCATCTCCCGCGGCGGGCGTATTGCTTCCCGCAAGGGGTGGATCGATCAGACGGCAACCGCCATCGCCGGGACCCACACTATCGATGTACTGCACGAGTACATTAAGAAGGACGGCACGAAGGTCATAATCTCTACGGCCAACAACAAGATTTACAAGAACTTCTCTGACTTCACCGACGCTGCCAACGACATCACGTCGTCCACCGCTCCGTCCGCCGACAACTGGCAGTTCGTGAACTACAACGACTACGTCATTGGCGTACAGCGCGGAGAAGTGCCTATCCAGTGGCAGAACTCTGGTGACTTTACTGACATCGTGTTTACTGGTACGGGCTACGATGGCAACTGCATCTGTGCAGCCTTCGGTCGTGTCTGGGCAGCCGACGCTGACCTCCAAACGCTCCGCTACAGTTCGCTGCTTGGCCACGACGATATGACCACCACTGGTGGTGCCGTCGATATGAGCAAAGTCTGGACGCAGGGCATGGACGAGATCGTGGCTACCGCTGCGCTCGGATCCAACCTGATCGTCTTCGGCAAGAACCACATCATCCTCTGGGCTGATGGCAGCGGCTCTGAGATCGGCCTTGACCCCAACAACATGTACGTAGTCGATACCATCGAAGGTACCGGCTGCATCGCTCGCGACTCCATCCAAAACATTGGTGAGGGCGACCTCTGGTTTCTCTCCAGACACGGTGTGCAGTCTCTAGGCCGCGTCATCCAAGACAAAAACAACCCGCTGGCTTCGGTCACGAAGAACATAAAAACTACGCTACTCGGTCTCCTAGCGACTGAGCGCGGATCAGACCCGAACCTCGATGCTGTGCGCTCAGTGCATAGTCCCGAGGAAGCGATGTATCTGCTGCAACTCCCCGTATCCGGTTCGATTGTCTACGTCGATACGCGCAATACTTTCGTTGACGACGACGGGTTACCTGCGTACCCGGTTACGAGCTGGGCAATGGGTGGTACTATCCGCGGCATGGTTGCCCGACAGAATGGTGATGTGTTACTAGGATCAAGTGGCGTAGTTGGCAAGTACGACGGTGACGACGACGACGGCACAGCCTTCAACATGGCGTTCTGGTCAGCTTGGCTTGACCTCGGCGATATGAATAGCCGGCTCAAGATACTGAAAGAGATCAGTACGATCATCCAGATCGGCGGCTCTGGCGCAGCAGACTACCGATGGGAGTTTGACTTCTCGGGTGCTGAGCTGACGAAGAGCCTAACGTACACCGCGCCCACCGCCGCAGAGTACGGAATCGCACAATACAACATAGACGAGTACTCCGGCACACTGACCATCCAGCGTAAGAACTTCGGTGCGTCTGGTCAAGGACAATTCGTCCGTGTAGGCGCGAACATCACGATCAGTGGTTTCAACTTCACCCTTCAACAGATTCAGCTACTGCCCAAGATCGGGCGCGTAGTAGCATAGACACGGGCGAAAGGTGCCGATACACCGAGTAGCCCATTTACAACACGGCGGCGCACACTGCGTCGATAACTTACAATACATATCGGTCGAGGATCATCTGATCAAGACCAGTACAGAACGAGGATAATTCTATGTCCGATTACGTGAAAACTATTAACTTCACGGCGAAGGATGCTTTGGCGTCTGGTGAAAGTGCAAAGCTGATTAAGGGTGCAGACTTCGACGCAGAACTCAGCGCAGTGGCTGCGGCGAGCACCACCAAGTACGACTCGGATGATATCGCTTCCGTGGTAGAAGCAAAAGCCGCGAGCACAAACCTTAAGCTAATGACGCCCGACCGTGTGGATGAATGGGCAGGTAATGAGGCAGCCATTCTCCAGGACTTACAGCTTCTGACAGTTGCAGGCTTCAGTGCTGCAGATCACATCTTCGGTTGGGACACCTCTGGCGGTGCAGCTATCGGCTTCACTATCGGCACTGGTCTCGTATCAGACGATACAGCGATCAACGTCATAGGCGGAGATGGTATCACAGCCAACGCTGATGATATTGCGCTGACCGACCAAGCCGCTACGACTGATGAGCCGTTTGACCTCTCGTCTGGTGTGTTCTCACTGGACTTCACTGCGCTCACGAACATCGATGGCAATGCCCTTGCGGCAGCTGATGAGTTCATCGTAGACGTCGGCGGAGTCAAGCGGACTATCGCCTATGCAGACATGGGACTCAACGTCCAACTCGCACAGACCACACAGACCCTCGCGGCTGCTGACTCCAACACTATCATGGAGTTCGACGGTACTGCTACGGTCACTATCCCTGCTAACGCGGCGGTTGCCTTCCCTCCAGGCTGTGCAATCATCCTAGTAGTGGACCACGCTACACAAGAGGTTACTGTGACGGCTGATACTGGCGTTACCCTCAACTCTGTAAACCATCCCGGCGGCGGCTCGGCAGAATCCGATACGATCACTGCCGGTGGAACAGCTGTACTCATCAAGACAGACACCAACGACTGGTACCTGTCAGGGGACACCTCAGACTAATGTTAATCAACCTCATAGCAGCGGCCGTAGGAGGCAGTCTTAAGATTAACCTCAATGATGACTCCATCACGGACGCGGAAGTGGACGGCACGGCTGAGGCTGGTATACGTATTGATGCCAATGGTAATGTCTACGCCCTTACAGACAACCTTGCGTCTGCGGATCAGATATTTCTTGCCACTGACTGGGCCAGACCTACAACCTTTGCTCCGGGGGCCTATCAAGTCCGCTTTACAGGAGCCTCGGGCACAATCACAGCATCCACAGCTGCCGAAGATGTATGGCATCCGTTGTCTTCTGGTGACTTCCAAGTCTCCACTGAGCGCGTAGTAGGCGCAGGTGACGGCAGTACCGTAGGCAACCTCACAATTGAAATACGCGAGGGCACTGGTCCTGTACTCGCATCAGCTGATTACGTACTGACCGCCACTGTCATCATTCTGTAAGGAGAATAGAATGTCAATAATTGATTGGGACAGCAATGATCCTTTCGGACTCCAAGAGACTGAGGAGGAGCGCAGACATCAGCGCATGGTGCAGGAAGCTATCCGTCGCAAGCGCAGGAAATTCGTATCTCCTGCAGAAGCCCATAAAGATAACTTGTTGCTTCAATCAGAGGACTTCACAGCTATATGGACTGAGGGAGCGACGGCTGCTACAATGGTTGCTGCTGCTTCTCCGTCCTATGATGGAGGTTCGCGGGCTTCTATACTTGTGGATAATGGGGCAACGGGTACGGGTAATACCGTGTCGGTTATTCAGACCGTAACCGTGCTTGCTTCAACTGTTTACTGTATCTCGTTCCGGGCAAAGAAGAAGGGTGCTAACTTTGCGTTTCTGAATGTGACCGGTTTAGGTGCAAAGGCTATCTCAGCCTACTTCGACCTCGACACTGGAGCCGTGGGCGCAACACTCGGAGCCAACAACACCACGCAAGGCATTATTGATGAAGGCGACGGCTTCTACCGAGGCTATGTTGTGTTCACATCCGACGCTTCGGATACAAGTGGCGCTATCAATCTCCATGTCGCAGATGCAAACAACGATCACGTCGTTACTCTTGACGGCGCTTCAGATATCTACATCGGAGACACACAGCTAGAAGCTGATGTTATTCTTCCGACCAGATACACAAAAACCACCTCTGTAGCGGTATAACCGAAGGACAACTATTATGGGATTCTTCTCCAACCTTTTCGATCCGGGCAAAGACGACCGCAACGAAGCCGGTCAGATGGCCCGCGACGCAGTCATTGACAATGTATCTGCCTCTGGTGCATTCGGCGGCGGCTCCTTTAACGACGGCCGCTTTACATCAGACCTCGGGCAGTTCGGTGGTATCTTTGAACAGATCATGGGACAGCTCGGTACCTCTGGTGAGGCAGGTCAACAGAACTTTGCCAATCTCTTTGGTGCTGGTGGTGCAGCTACGAGCGCACTGTCCGGCGACTTCATGGACCCTGCTTTGCTTGAGCAGATCACTGGTACTATCCAGTCAGGTCTCGGTACGCTTGGTCAGACGGCCCAGCAGCTTGGTGCCGGTCAACTGGATATCTCAAACCAGATCGCTGCTCCTCGTGAATTAGAGGCCCGCCAAGCACTGGCGCAGAACCTCTTCGCGCAGGGCCGTGGTGGCTCTACAGGTGGCCAACTACAAACTGAAGGACTCGGTCGTGTACAGTCTGATGCTGCCCTCAAGCGTGAGATGATGGCCAACCAGTTCGGTATGGACGTCCGCCAGCAGGCTCTCGGCCAGGTAAATCAAGGCTTCGGTCAGATATTCCAAGCCAAGTCAGCTGCAGATCAGAGGGCCTTACAACGCTTTGGTATCGCAGGCAATCTGTTTGACGCTGGTCGTACCGCACAGTCTGACATCTTTGGTAATATCAACCAAGGTCTCGCAGGACTCGGCGCGATCCAAGGCTTCGGTAACCAGAACTTCATGCAGGCATTAAACGCAGAGATTGCTCGAAGCAACTCACAGCTCGGCGGCTCTAACATCTTCGCACAGAACGCTGCTAATACCCCGAACATAGGGATGGCACTTCTGGAAGGTGCTTCGGGTGCTGTTGCAGGCGCTGCTAGTGCTGGTACCTTCTCAGATGAACGCTTGAAGAAGAACATCCAACGCATCGGTACTCTCGGTGACTTCGGATGGTACAGCTGGGACTGGAATGAGATCGCTCAGAAGCTGGGCATCACAGACGAGACCTACGGTGTCATCGCTCAAGAAGTCGCAGGGTCTCGACCGGATGTTATTAGTGAGCGCGACGGCTACTTGACAGTCAACTACGGAGCATTGCTCAATGGCTAGTTGTGGTGGATGCAACCTCGGACTAGGGAAGTTTAATGATGAACCTGAATTACTCCGTCGGGCAGCCGACTACTTGGAGGTGACCCGTGGCTAATATTTTTGGTGTCAACATCGAATCTCCGCAGGAGGCGCAGCAGCGTCTCTTGGCGGAGCATACTCGACAGCTCAATACGCTGAGTGATAGGCCCGGCACCAAGCTGGGTTTCAATCTCGCCAGCATTGCGTTCAATCTCTTTGCCAAAGGCGGGGCGCGCAAGACGAAGAAGCGGGCGGAAGAGCGTGAAGAGGCTATAGGCGAGGGCATCCGTGAGGGCGACCTGGATTTCATTGGCGAGACCGAGCGATTCAAGTCTGACTTCGCAGCCACCACGCGCCAGAATGCAAGGCTACTCCGCGAGACGCTGATGAACCAAGGCAAGTCTCCGCAGGAAGCCACGGCAGCTGCAGAGCAATATACACAAGCGGTAGGCAACTCCGACAAGCAGGCCCGTGTATCAGCATCCGCCGGCTCCATCCAAGAGGAGAAGAACAGACGTATCGAAGAGGGGCAAGACCCCGTTGCGGCTGATCTCGCCGCTATGGTTCACACCGCCACCAAGCTACGTGCTTTGGGTGGCCCAGAGAACATCGCCCTAGCCAACCAGATCACCTCTGGCTTCGCAGAGCGCAAGCGTGCGTTCGACATCCAACAGCTCCAGATGAATAAGCTGAGAGCAGAAGCCGGTACCAAAGCTGGTGCTGGTGGCAGTTCGTCTCCCATCGAGAAGCTGCAGATCGATAGAGAAGAGCAGCGCTCTCTCATGAATGATCCTCGCCTCAACGAGAGAGAGCAGGCCGGTGCCAAGCAACGGTTCAATGAGTTGGATGCCAAGATCAAGAAGGACACTGACGAAAAGGACGGTGCCGTATCAGCTGCGTTCACAGGACGCTTTGTGGAGAGTCGCAGGAACCTGCTGGCTACCACGTCGGCGAGTGATGCGATCGTTGATATGTTCGACGGTAAACCGCCGGGTACTGCAGTCGCAGTCATGGATGCTTTGGCTAGCGCACAGCAGCTGATTCAAGCGACGGACGTCTGGAAGAATGCCCTCGTAGGCAACGGAGTTGTTGGCTCAACCCTTACGGCGGCATACGATGAGATCGTACCAAACCTGAAGGCCCAGCTGAAAGCGGCTGGTCTGGGTGAGAGGGATGCAATTCGACTGCTCCAGGAAGTCCAGTCATCCATCAACCGAGAAGCCCGCGCGTTTGGCGGCCCGATCACAGAGGATGATAGAGCAGCTGCGAAGCTGTCGTCTGGTATCGCTACTGGTCGTGTCGATCTACTGTTCGATAGGCAACTACGTCAGAGCGAACAAGACGTTGGTGGTCTCATAGCTGAAGCACAGCTCGAAGGCACCGTCAAAGTGGACGAGGCTGGCAACATTACCTCGGACAATGCGGTATCTTCTCAGCTCAAGAAGCTGAAGGCCAACGTGGATGAGTCCCGTGTCAAGCTGGACGCTTGGATAGCGACCAACGCTCCAGTACCTGATCCCACTAACCCCGTCGTTGATACACAGCGCGATAGTGAGGTGACTCCTCCGGTAGTTGATGAGCCCAGCGTAGCACCTCCGGTCGTTGGTCCCCCCGGCGAGGTTACCAAGATGATATTGGTGGACGGCAAACTTGTACCGGCTTGGAAGAGTGGGAGATAACTGATGGCAGTATTCCCAATTGAAGTCGACGGACACCGCTACGACATAGACGCCCGCTCGAGAGAGGAGGCGATCTCTGCGCTGGAGGCGCACCTTGCTCTTGCTCCTGCCCCCGCCGGGCCGGAACTCAGCACAGGGTTTATGTCTCTCAGCTCGAGTGTACAGGACATATCACCTACCGCACAGGCGCAGATTGCCCCAGCCGGTATGGATCAGGCTCAGTTC